CTTGAAGGGGCGTACTGATGATACAATTAAATCGGTCATTATTTTCTCCGTTGGTTATTACTTACACTATTAATATAAGCACTCTGACTTAAATTATCAAGCACTGATAGTAATTTAATCAGTGTTTGACTAAATTATTTTTTCGTATAGTCTCTTAAAAATGCAACGGAGAGGAGCTACGATGAATTTTCTGAAACTATTTTTGCCTGACAAAAAAGAACAGCGGCTATCCATGATTGCCCAGTTACCCCCTGAGCAGCAGCAATGTTATAAGGGTGACGGCAGTGGTCTGGATGTCGATGCTGTATGGGAAATCAAGATACCTCTGTTGCAAATGAATAACCGTGAATATTTAGAACGGTACAAACAACGGAGAAAAATCTATGAGCAAAGACATCGTACTAGATGCGGAGCTAGTCGCAAGACAGTATCCCGTATTTCCCACGAACAATAAAAAGCCTTGCTGGTCAAATGCTGAGCTGGGCGTAGGGCGTGGGGAAGGTGGTTACAAAGTAGCCACACAAAAGAAAAGAGAAATTAAAAAGCTGTTTAGTCATAGGCTAGCTAAAGAGATAGCTGTACCCATGGGAGAGATGTCCGGGCTGCTGTGTGTTGACGTAGACACATACAAGAACCCGGAGCTGCTTGACTGGGTCAAAGAACAGAGCTGGCTGCACGGCACGTTAGTCCACAAGACACGGTCTGGCGGTTTGCATTTTATATTTAAGCATCCCGGCAATGGTTATCGTTTCCCGGCTACACTGCGTGACGGTGTGGACATCAAAGCCAATGGCTCTGGTTACATCTGCTTTCCACCGACAAAAGGCTACGAGGTACACAAGCATAACAAGGTGCTTGAGTTTCCCATGAGTGTGCTGAACAACAAACAACCTTACACAAATGGTGCATTGCCTACATCGTCATTTAACGAGGCTACAGACGATGACCTTATCAATCGCATAGCATCAGCCACTGACCTGTACCCGGCGCTGCGTACACTGTCCTATCGGCTTCCGACTAGACGTAATGATGACGGGTCCAGTTTCAGCAAGGTAGAGCAGGTATCAATATTAAAGAACATCATGCTGACCAGTGCAGCAAAGTCTGCTGGACACAAACGACATGATGACTGGCTCGACAGGTTCAACAAGATTGATGACCTTGTCGAAAGTGCAAACAGAAAAGTAGAGCTGCAAGTGCCACAGATTGCAGTCGATAAAATCACAGGCGATGGCGAGGCATTTTTTAAGGACGCACCCCAACGCCCGATAGGAGTGCAACGTGAAACCACAATAGATGATATCGAAGCCCACGTTGCTGACGCTCTTGTGGATGATGAGTATCAGGTAATGAATGCTCAGGGCTTACGACAAGAAAGATTAAATCCGATTGACTGGGTGATACCCGGCATGGTTCCCCGATGTTCGACAGTGTCTTTAGGCGGTACATCGAATGTAGGGAAAACGAGATGGCTAGCTGCTCTGGCTGTCTCGCTCTCCGTTGGTAACACGAAGCGCATGGGTCTACCGCCAATAGACACGGCTCATGCGACTTTGTGGATTGCCAATGAGGAACGTGCTGACGATATCAAACGCAGACTGAAAGCTGTCATGCTGCAACACGATGACAAGAAAAGTGCAGACATTGTAGTGCGTGGCAAGGACAAAGGAACAGCAAGGCTGATAGCTTTAAATGAGATAGGCACACCTGAGCTGGACCAGAAAAGTATAGCCTCTATTGTTGCCCAAGCCCGGCGTGTTGACGCAGCGATTATTATCCTAGACCCTTACATTACATTGTCTGAGGCTGTCGATGAGAACAGCGCAGTCAGTGCAGGGATGCTGACCAAGGCATTTATTTTAATATCGTCAATGACTGGAGCTGCTGTCATTCATGCACACCACACACCGAAAGACAGGAACAAGGACGATGATTGGTACAGGGGTGACGCTAGTGCTTGGCGTGGTTCTGGTGCAATTTATTCTGCTCTTGATTGTGGTTACACTCTTAGCCATTGGATGCCACGCAATTCTGAACAACGCAAAGCATGGAAGCAAAAGAAACTTGAGCTTGGTCTATCACGATACGTTGTCTTGGACACAGGCAAAATCAGAGAGGGTGAGCCATTACCACCAGTCATGTATCAGTTGGTGGGTCAGGAAATGGAAGAGGGCGAAGGCAGTGCTATCGGAGTATGTGAGCTGACCGATGAGCAAACTGCTGCCAATGTTTTGTTGGACGGTGCAATCGATAAGCTGTTTGCATCCGAGCTGGCAGAGAGGCTTGGCGATAAGCTGGGCTACGGTTCTTTTACCAAGCTGTCTGAGATACACGACAAGATGAGAGACGTGGACATCTGGACGGTGACTGGTGACAGGATGTTTACCCGGGACGCTGAGAAATTGCACATGATGTATGAAGAGCCTGTGCATTGGTCCGGGGGTACAGTGCAGTTAGTCTTAGACAACAACAAGAAGACTAACGGCAGGTGGACATTTGTTATTGCTCAAGCTGAGAACAAGTTTACAACTTGAGCAGTGCAAACGTCATACATAGCAACGATTATAAACTTGAGCGCTCAAGTTGATGCTCAAGTTGTTATCAAGTAGAGAAAGGTAAGGAAACACAATGGTTACAGACTTGATGAACTTGTTCCCCCTAAAGGGGACTAGCGATTGGGGACGCAGTCCCCTATGGGGCTGGTCATGTTTGTGATTGGCGTAGACCCGGGACAAAGTGGTGGGATTGCAGTTGTAAAAGCTTATGGTCAATTGGGTAAGATAATTAAAGCGTTTAGAATGCCTGTGCTGCACGTCCGTAAAAAGAAGATGATTGATGCGGTTACTATTTTGCAAGAGCTGGAAGATGTAAAGATTGATATAGCTATTATCGAACAGGTCCATGCAATGCCAAGGCAAGGCGTGAGCAGCAGCTTTCAATTTGGACGGAGCTACGGTGCAGTTGAGGCTGTCATACAACAGGTAGCTGAGCGTGTTGAATATGTAACGCCAGCGACATGGAAGAAGGCAATGGGACTGACAACAGACAAGCAAGCTAGCCTCGACATGGCTAAGCTAAAGTTTGGCAGGAAGGATATCTGGAACGTCAAAGCTAATGACGGGATTGCTGAGGCTGCGCTACTTTGTTTATATCTCATAGACAAAATGAAAAGAATAGATTAGTCTAGTCGCATGGCAGTACAAAAATTTTATGTATACACATTGACCGACCCCCGTGACTTGCAGGTCTTCTACGTTGGCAAAGGCACAGCGTCCAGAGGATATGCACACACCCATCGACTTGATATCAGAGACACTGACGCTAGCCCAAAGGCTAGACGTGTGCGTGAGGTTATCGATGCAGGGGAAGAGGTCATTGTGAATATACTGAAGCGGTTTAGCGATGAGGACGAAGCGTATCAGTATGAAGCAAAGCTTATTGAACAGACACCAAACTTGCTGAACAGTCTTGCAGGTGGTGGCGGTGACAGGTCAGAGATGACCAAAGCTGGTGACGGCAAACGCTACAAGCTGACACCAAAGCAAGAGCAATTTGCACAGCTCGTTGCTGAAGGTCAGCAGTCATTGTCTGATTGTTACAGAGCTGCTTACGACACAAGCAGGATGAACGACAAGCAGATAAATGAAGAGGCAAGCAAGCTTGGTAGTCACCCAAAGATTACCCAAAGGGTGGCAGAGATAAAAGCCCCAGTTATAGCCAAATCCCAGCTAAACTTTGCTGACATCATTACAGGTCTACAGAAAGCTGCTGAGCTTGCTGACCAAACTGCACAAGCTGGAGCAATGGTCTCTGCATATCGTGAGCTGGGTAAGCTCATCGATGCATACCCTGCTGAGCGTAAAGAAATCACAATGACTGATGACATCGTTGAGAGATTGCAACGTGGACGGCTCAAAGCCGCTGAGGTCATCGATATCAACCAACACAGGAAGGAAGGATAACTATGCCCGGATACGGATACGGCAAAGCTATGCCAAAGAGCAAGCCCAAGGCAAAGGTAAAGGTCAGGAAGAAGGCAAAGGCTGCACCAAAGAAGAAGCAGTAATGTGGACTACCTGTATTTAATAATGACTAGTCGTAAACTCACAGACATCCCTGAGACGCTGTTGGAACAGGCGCTTGGTCCCGGTATCACACTGGTGGACATGGCAGACCTTGAAGACGGTGACCACATCTGTCTAGACGGTGACGGCTGGATGGTAACTAAGAATGGCAATTGGTACAGACATAGAGAAGATAACATCATCGAACTCGACTGGGCATGACTGGGTAGCACCGCCGCCCGGGTTTGGTTCAGCACAGGTTTGCAAGTATTGTGGGCAACGCAACATCTCACCGTACAACCAGCAGCCGTGCAGCACAGGACATAGTCTAGTCGCAGAGCTAAAGACGAAGAGTGACTATGAACCGACCTGACCCCATCGACATTGATATGCAGTTAGCCGATGCAATGGCAGAGTGTTACGCTGACCCATTGCGTCATGTCATGCTGTCTTATCCATGGGGCAGTGGCATCCTAAACGGAAGAGACGGACCGCTTGACTGGCAGCAAGAGTACCTGACGATGTTGGGCAATGAGGTCTCCAGCCGTAACTTCAATGGCACTGACCCGGTCCCACCCCTGAGAGTGACGTGCGCCTCCGGGCATGGAATAGGCAAGTCAACACTGACGGCTTGGCTGGTAAAATGGGTGATGGACACTAGACCTTTTGCAAAAGGTGTGGTGACAGCCAACACTGCGGAGCAGCTACGGACAAAAACGTGGGCAGAGCTTGCAAAGTGGCACAATATGTCCATTACAAAACATTGGTATCATCTCAATAGTGGGGGTGGGTCAATGAACTTATATCATAAAATGCACAGAGAAACTTGGCGTGTTGATGCACAAACTAGCCGGGAAGAGAACTCTGAAGCATTCGCTGGTCTTCACGCAGCCAACAGTACACCGTTCTATATATTTGACGAAGCTTCTGCTATCCCAGAAAAAATTTTCGAGGTTCGTGAGGGTGGTCTTACAGATGGTGAGCCAATGACGTTTGACTTTGGCAACCCGACCAGAAACTCCGGGCGGTTCTACCAAAACATGATAGGTAGACACAAACACCGTTTTATCAGGCGCTTTATAGACAGCAGAGACGTAGCGATAACTAACAAACAGCTACTAGCTCAGTGGGTAGAAGACTACGGGGAAGATAGCGACTTTGTTAAGGTCAGGGTACGAGGCGTATTTCCTAGCGCCGCATCAATGCAATTTATCCCCACCGAGATTGTAGATAACTGCATGAACCAAGACATAGCTGTCGAGCCACATGAGCCGCTTGTCATGGGCGTGGACGTTGCCCGGTTCGGGGATGACCAGTCCGTTATCTGGCTACGTCAAGGCAGAGACTGCGTATCACAAGGTATTAAAAAATATCGGGGCGTAGATACCATGACGCTAGCAGCAGAGGTAGCAGCAATAGCATCAAAGAAAAATCCAAATACAATTTTTATAGACGGCGGTGGTGTTGGCGGCGGTGTAATAGACCGATGCCGACAACTTGGGCTTGAGATAGTAGAGGTAAATTTCGGGTCCAAGGCTACCGTTTCTGGCTACGCTAATTTACGAGCGCAATGCTGGGGCAACCTGCGTGACGCTATGACCAGCGGTATTATGCTGGACGATGACCCAGATATTAGGGCTGACCTGACATCTGTAGAATATGGCTATAATACTAGAAACCAGATACAGCTTGAGAAAAAAGAAGATATGAAGAAAAGGGGATTATCATCACCTGACCTTGCAGACGCACTGGCTTTGACCTTTGCATTCCCGGTAGCTCCTACCCGACAGGGTTATAAGGGTACTCCTATCTATGGCGAGGCAGTGCATGAGTATGACCCTTTTTAATCAAGCGACTAGACGCAACCTAAAAAATAATATAAGGTTGCAGAAAAGGATTATAGAAATATGCCATTGAAGGTATCGACAAGGAAGAGTAGCCCGTATGAACTACGGCAGATAGGGACGCAAGATTGGGTCCATGTCAAAGCTATGGTTCCAGCGATACACTCTGAAAGTCGATATCGAGATAGCAAACTTTCTATAGAAAAAGTAGAGAGGTTGTTTGACGATACTTTGCAAAACAAAAACCAATGCTGCTTCTTACTGTGGAAGGAAGAGAAGTGTATTGGTTTGTTTGCAGGGATTGCGGTTGCACATTATTTTACTGATGATGTGTATGCTTCTGACCTCATGTTCTATGTCGTACCTAAAGAAAGGAAGACTAGAGCAGCATTGTTACTCGTCCGTGCATTTGAACGATGGGCAGCGATGCTTAACTGTGTGGAAATTTCCGTTGGAATTTCAACGGACGTTGAAACGGAAAAAGTAGCTAGGTTTTATGAAAAGCTTGGTTACAAACGCAATGCAATTGGATTAAGGAAGGAGATATAGCTATGTGTTTCTCAGCGCCAAAAATGCCACCGCCACCACCACCACCTCCAGCTCCACCAGCAGCCCCAACTAAGGTTGATGGTGCGGTTACTCAATCAAGACGTAACCAAAAGAGACGGGCTAGGTTACAAGGTGGAATGGCTGGTACGCAAAAAACATCTGGACAAGGTGTTTTGAAGAACGCTTACACCACTAAGCCTACAGTACTAGGACAGTAAATATGGTAGCGCTCTCACCCGAAAATATGTACAGCAGCTCTGTATCTGGAACTAAGAGGGGTAACCTTCACAAAAGATACAAGCAGCTAGAAGACTATCGCTCATCGTGGCGTAGTCACTGGATGGAGATAAGTGATTATCTGTATCCTAGACGGGGGCGTTTTCTGCTTGATAGTCAGAATAACAGAGGGCGTAGACGTAATAACAAAATAATCGACAGCACAGGAACTCAAGCGCTGAGAACCTTAGCGGCAGGGCTGATGTCAGGAATGACCAGCCCTGCTCGTCCTTGGTTTAGGTTTGCTTTGTCTGACCCTGACATGATGGATTTGCCAGACGTTAAAAACTGGCTAGCGATGTCAGAAAAAATCTGTCGTAATATTCTTCACAAAAGTAATTTCTATAACACGATATACAACGTGTACGGGGAGCTAGGTGCTTTCGGTACAGCTCCGTTATATCGTCAACGAAATTTTGATGATGTTATTAGGTTCCGACCATTTACTGCTGGTGAATATGTCGTAGCAGAAAACGCTCAAGGTAAAATTGATACTTTAGGGCGTGAGTTTACTATGACTGTTGCACAGCTTGTAGAAAAATTCTGTATAGACCCAGAGACAGGAAATATTGACTGGACTGGTGTTAGCTCTGCTACAAAACGATTATGGAACAACAAAAATTATGACAGCCTAGTTACTGTCATGCATATGATACAGCCACGGTTTGGCATAGACCCGACTAAGTCTGATAAGAAAAATAAACCATTTATGAGCTGCTACTTTGAAAAAGGTGCAGACAATGATGAAGTGCTAGAGGAAGGTGGCTACGATACTTTCCCGGCTTACATTGCTAGATGGGATGTTTTACCGGGCGATGTTTACGGACGCTCTCCCGGGATGGACTACCTTGGTGACGTGAAGCAATTGCAGCATCAGCAAAAACGTAAAGCTCAAGCAATCGACAAGATGGTTAACCCACCGATGGTAGCACCTGCTAGCTTGAGGGGCAGACCTACTACGGTTATCCCGGGCGGTACGACATATGTAGACGCTACACAAGGCGGTCAAGGATTTATACCTGCGTATCAAGTCACACCACGACTACAAGAAATGATGATGGACATACGAGAGGTACAGGACAGAATACAACGAGGTTTCTACGCTGACTTGTTTGCAATGATGATACAGTCAGACCGTAGACAGATGACAGCAACAGAGGTTGTTGAAAGGCACGAAGAGAAGCTAGTGCTGCTTGGACCCGTGCTGCAAAGAGTAAACGTAGAACTACTGGACCCACTAATGGACGATGTATTTACGTTTGCAATGGAACAAAATATTATACCAGAGCCACCAGAAAGCATTGCAGGGCAAGACCTGCGTGTTGAATATGTGTCATTACTGGCTCAAGCGCAGCAAGCAGTAGCTGCGTCATCTATGGAACGTACATTAGGTTTTGCAGGTAATCTTGTAGCCGTCTTCCCACAAATTGTAGATAACATCGATGCGGATAAGGCGATACGAGAGTACAGTGAAATAATGGGCAACGCAGCTAACTTGCTTGTAGACCAAGAACAGGTAGACAAAATAAGAGCTGACCGCCAAGCGCAAGAGATGCAGCAAATGCAACAAATGCAGCAAGCGCAAACTGCCCAGAATGCAAAAGTGCTATCACAAACTGATACTCAAAGACCGAATGCTTTGACCCAGTTACTACAAGGGGGGCAGTCAGTTGAGCAATAGTTTCGTAGTACACGATAGCAGTGACGAGCAACAAGTTAAGAAAGCTCAGGCGCTGCAAGAGGACAAAGATAGAGACCTTATGTTTGTTCTCAAAGAAGAACGAGGACGCAGGTTCCTGTATGAAATCATTTTTAATGATTGTCATATGATGGCTAACAGTCATGTGCCAGCGTCTAGCGACAGTAGCGCTTACAACGAGGGTGCTAGGCAAGTGGGCATTGCTCTGTTTAACAGATGCAAAGAAGCTAGCAAGTCGCATACATTAACAATGCTTGAGGAGAACCATTTCGATGAGTGAAGAACAAAACACTGAAGCTGTAGTCGAAGAGACTACACAAACAAATTCGCCTACTGAGGCTCAGCCGCAAGAAGTTGCATCTGCTGAAGCTGAGGTAGAGAAGACCACCTTGCTGTCGGATGACGAAGGTGATGGAGCTGGTGAGTATTTTTATGACGCACCAGAGGACTTTGAGGTGACCGAAGAAGTCCAAGCGCAACTTGATGATTTTGCAGACCATGCAGCTACTTTGGGTATTACCCAAGAACAGTTTCAAGGTCTAATAGATTATCAACAAAATCGACTAGCCGGGTCTATGGAAGCTGTTGCTGCTGAATATTCAGCAAGAGCTAATTCATGGGCTGATGATACTCAAAACGATGCGGAGCTTGGCGGTGCGAAATTCCAAGAGAATGTAGCTATTGCCAAAACTGCGATGCAGCAGTTTATGTCTCCAAGCATGGGTCAGATGCTTGGTATGCCGTCAGAGGAAAATCCGATGGGCATGGGACTGGGTAATCATCCAGAGGTTGTTCGATTGTTTTATCGCATAGGTAAGGCGATGCAAGATAGCAGTTTAGTTGTAGGCGATGCAAAAGCCTCTGACGAAAATGCGCTAGCTCGTATGTACCCGACTATGTTTAATCAAAACAGCTAGTGGAAGGAGTAAACCGTTATGGCAACACTTAGCGTAACAAACCCGACCCTCGCTGACTTAGCGAAGGTCACCGACCCGGACGGCTCTATTGCTGACGTTGTCGAAATCCTAAATCAGACAAATGAGATTTTGGCTGATATGACTTGGCTTGAGGGTAACCTCACGACTGGTCATAGAACCACAATCAGGTCTGGTTTACCAACTCCTACATGGCGTAAATTGTACGGTGGTGTACAGCCTACTAAAAGTAAGGCAGTACAAGTCACTGACAACTGCGGTATGTTGGAAGACTATGCAGAGGTAGATAAGGCTCTTGTCGATATGGCAGGAGACCCAGCTAAATTCCGTCTGCAAGAAGACAAGCCTCATATTGAAGGCTTAAACCAACAGGTAGCAACTACCTTGTTCTACGGGGATGAAGCTGTGAACGCAGAGCGTTTCACTGGTTTTGCACCTCGTTTTAACTCTCTGTCAGCCGACAACGGTGAGAACATCATCGATGCAGGTGGTACAGGCAGTGACAATGGTAGTATCTGGCTTGTGTGTTGGTCCCCACAAACTTGCCATGGGATTATCCCTAAAGGCTCAACTGCTGGTATTCAGCAGCGTGACCTTGGTGAGGTTACCATCGAAAATATCGATGGGGCAAACGGGCGTATGCAAGCATACAGAACTCACTATCGCTGGGACGTGGGCATGAGTGTCCGTGACTGGCGTTACATTGTGAGGATTGCTAACATCGATAGGTCTAACCTGACTGCTGACCTTTCGGGCAGCTCTGCTGATTTGAACGACCTTATGCACCAAGCATACTCTCAGCTCCCAACTTTGGGCGTGGGACGTTGCGTGTGGTATATGGACCGTCAGATGCTGGGCTTTATCCGTAGGCAGACATCAAATGGTGTGAAAAATTCTACACTCACATTTGAGAATGTCGGGGGTACGTTCCAAACCTCATGGGGTGGTTATCCAATCCGTAGGGTGGACGCACTAAAGACCAACGAAGCACAAATCACTTAATGTCAAGGAAGGAGCAAATATCATGGCGATAATTGACGAAAGACTTGAATTTTGTGATGCAACTGCGCTCAGCACGTCTGGCACAGGGTTAGCTCTTGTTGGGGACGTTGTAGACAATACGTCTGCATCTTCAGACCTTGGCATGGGTGAGCCTTTGTATCTCATCATTCAAGTAACAACTGCGGTTACCAGTGGCGGTAGTGCTACTGTTAACTTTAAACTAGCGTCCGATGCACAAGCAGCAATTGCTGTCGATGGAACTGCAACAGTACACAATGTGACTGCTGACATTCCAAAGGCAACACTAACTGCTGGTCATAGGATTGTTATGCCTCTATCCAGCGGCACAACACAGTACGAGCGTTATATCGGGGTCATTCAAGATGTCGGTACAGCAGCTCTTACTGCTGGGGCTATCGATGCATTTATATCGAAAGACCCAATGGGCTGGAGAGCATATCCAGACGCTACTAACTAAACTGGTTGGGGGGCTTGTCCCCCCTTCCTCTAACTGGAGAAGGATATGAAAGTAAAATTTAGAGAAAACTTTTTCAGCCCGGACGGGTTATTGGAAAAAGGTGTAGTCCACACGTTGGACGATAGTTATTTGCAGCCGGGTAAACTACCTAGCGATGCAATTATTGTGGAAGGCGTATCGGAAGAAAAGCCCGAGCCAGACCCAGAGGTAGAGGCTCACGCTGTCCACAAAGGCAGAGGCAAGTATGACGTTTACAAAGCAGGTAAAGTTATTGGCGATAACCTGACTAAAGCTGAAGCCAAAGAAATGGTAGAGAAAGAAAATGGCTAAACGACCCGGGCTATATGCCAATATCGATGCTAAGCGTAAACGTATTGCTGCTGGCTCTGGAGAAAAAATGCGTAAGCCGGGAGACCCGGGTGCGCCAAAAGCTAAAAATTTTAAAGACGCTGCTAAGACAGCTAAAAAACCTAAAAAAGTAAAGGTTAGAAAGAAAAAGGACTAGTATGGCATCACAGGTACAAATAGCAAAGCTTGCTCTTCAGCACGTTGGTGACCGTTTTGACATATCGTCAATGACTGAGGTTACGCCGGAAGCAGAACAAGTTAATCTTGTTTTTAATGACACTAGGGATGCGCTACTTAGGCAGCACCCATGGAACTTTGCTAAGAAATTTTTGTCACCTGCCACGCTTACTGGAACGGTCCCGGGCGGCTGGACGTTTATGTATTTATATCCAACAGACGCAGTCAGGATTTTAGGTATTACAAATCCACTAGGACGTGGAATGACACCAATAGAATTTGAGGTAGCTAGGTATAGCACTAACAGGGTGGTGTTGACGGACCAAGAAGATGCAGAGCTTGTTTACACTGCTAGAATAACGACAACAGAAGATTTTGACCCAGAGTTTGTTATGGCGCTTAGCTATCAGTTAGCTGCTAAGCTTGCTATGCCACTTACTGGAGACAGAGGTATTGCTGGGGAATTAGAAAAGTTAGCCACTATTTATTGTAATAGTGCATGGGAGACTGATGCCAGCGAAGGTATTGAACCAGCTAAACCAGAAGCAGATTGGATTACTGCTAGGCTTGGTGTGCAAACGGTAGACAGTGTCTGATGGGTAGGTACTATGACAAAAGTAATTCAGTCTAGCTTAGCCGGGGGTGAAGTATCCGAAGCAATAGGAGCTAGAGTAGACATCAGCAAGTACAAAAGCTCACTGGCTAAATGTGAGAACTTTTTTGTACAGGTGCATGGTGGTGTTGCGACACGGTCAGGATTACAGTTTATAGGACAGGTAAAAGATAGCACTAAAACTGTACGTCTTATTCCTTTTGCTTTTAATACAGAGCAGACCTACATCCTAGAATTTGGCGATTATTATATGCGTGTCTTTAAAGATGGGGGACAGGTATTAGAAAGCGCATCAGTAAAAAACATATCTGCTATTACTAAGGCTAACCCAGCCGTCATAACTACATCAGCAACGCATGGTCTAACCACTGGGGACAGTGTATACCTGCAAAGCATTGGCGGTATGACAGAGCTTAACAACAGGACGTTTCAAGTTACTGTTTTAACAACTACCACTTTTTCTATTAAAGAATTAGAACACAGTACAACAGCAACCATAAACAGCACAAACTTTACGACCTACACCTCTGGTGGCACAGTATCAAAAGTGTTTGAGCTAACTACACCATATCCACAAACAGAACTATACGAATTAAATTATGTGCAGTCAGCCGACACGATGACGGTTGTCCACCCTCTTTACCCACCAAAAGAAATATTTAGAACGGACCACGATGCATGGACGTTAGCAGATATTACTTTTGCTCCAGCGCAAGCTTTTCCTAGAAGCGTCACTGTTACAGCAAACACTACAGGGTCAGAGACCCACAAGTATGCCGTAACTGCTGTTAACGCCGATACGTCAGAAGAAAGCCTAACCGGGACAGCAGGTACGTTTAGTGTGCAGTTTGTTACACAAGCTAACCCGGCTATCTTAACAACTACAGCAGCTCATGGATTATCGACAGGCGATACTTTTCATTTAGAAAATATTACAGGTATGGTTGAGCTAAACGACAGACGTTTTAGAGCTGGCACAGTTACAAGCACTACTATCGAATTAGAAGACGTTAACTATAATTCAGTCGATAGCTCTGGCTACACAGGTTATGGCTCTGGTGGTTCTTTGCTCGTTGGCTTTATAAAAATTACCAACGGTAACAGCACGATTGATAATACAATAAACTGGACCTCTGTAGCTCAAGCACAAACGTATAATATTTACCGTGAGAAGAATGGTATTTACGGTTTTATAGGACGTACCGAAGACACTACATTTACAGATGAAAACATGGCTCCTGACTTAGACGATACACCGCCTAAGACTAGAGACCCGTTTGCTGCAACAAACGAATATCCGTCTGCTGTAGCTTATTTTCAGCAGCGTAGAGTATTTGCAAACAGCAACAAACATCCACAGCGTTTGTTTATGACACAAACAGGTAACCAAAATAACTTTGCTACATCGTCACCAGCTAGAGACGATGACGCTATCATTGCAACAATTGCAAGCACGAAGGTTAACGAGATTAGACACTTGGTCCCTATGTCGGACTTAGTGGTATTAACATCAGGGGGCGAGTGGCTGGTAGAAGGTATTGACAATGTGATTACACCTTCTGGAATACAAATTACACCACAGTCATTTTTTGGCTCTACCACTTTACCGCCGCTGCTCTCTGGTGACGTTGCTCTCTTTATGCAGCCGGGACAAAACGTCAGAGACTTAGGTTATCGATACGAGGTGGATAGCTATAGTGGTAATGACGTATCCATCTTAGCTAGGCACTTGCTAGATTATAACCGTATAGATGACTGGACCTATGCACCAGCGCCTTACTCTATTGTGTGGTGTGTGCGTGATGACGGGATGATGCTGGGGTTGACGTATCTGCGAGAGCAGGAAGTTTTTGCTTGGCATAGGCACACGACAAAAGGAAAATTTAAGTCTGTAGCTTCTGTAAAAGAAAACGATATTGACGCTACATATTGTCTAGTGGAACGAGTTATTGATGGTAAGACGTTACGCTATATTGAGCGTATGAAAGAAAGAGATTTTAAAACTATACAAGATGGGTTTTTTGTAGACGCAGGGGCTAGCTTAGATAACCCTATTACGATTACTGGGTACACTCAAGCTAACCCTGTTGTAGTTACTACAGCATCAGCACATGGATTAACCAATGGTGACACTGTTGATATTTGGGATGTATACAAACACGACAGCACAACGACAGCGGGGTTTTCGTTATCAGATGAGGTTAGGGGAAACGGCTATACTGTTAATAATATTACTAGTACTACTTTTGAGCTTCAACTTAATGGTGCTAACGTAGACGGTACAAAGTTTGCAAAGTATCACAACGGCGGCACAGTTAGGGAAGCTGTAACCACGCTGTCAGGATTGTGGCATTTAGAAGGCGAAGAAATAACAGGCGTAGCTAACGGGTATGTTATACCGCCTACTACAGTGTCTAACGGCAGCATTACACTAACTACACCAGCTAGCCGGGTTCATGTCGGCATCAATTACATTTCAGAATTAGAGACCCTGCGATTAAATGTAGCAGGTCAAGAAGGGGCAAGCGCTATTCAAGGCGCAGCAAAAAAGATTGGTAGGCTCACTGTACGAGCTGAACGTAGTCTGGGGATGTTTACAGGACCAGACAGAGACCATCTAAAAGAAGCCAAGTTTGGTATGCCAGCGCTGTACGGACAGCCGCTAGAAATGCTGCAAGGCGATAAAGACTTAACACTATCACCGTCATGGAATAAAGACGGGCGAGTAATCATACAGCAACGAGACCCGTTGCCACTAACTGTTCTCTCAATTATTCCTGATGTAGTACCGGGAGGAAATTGATGATAACAATACAAGAAGAAAATTTTAAAGATTTTGTAGTAGAAGTAGGACCATTACTTTTGAAGCATTGGGAAGAGATTGCTTTAGATAAAAGCAAGATAGATTTACAACCTGATTGGGCTACATACGAGGTGTTGGCAGACGCAGATAAGATGCACGTTACTACAGCTCGTCATGGTTCTAAATTAGTGGGCTACGCTATATTTATCCTGACACAAGCGCTTCATTATAAGCAATTGTCAGTAGCTGATGGAGACGTATTTTGGCTTCACCCAGACCATAGAAAAGGTCTAACAGGATTTAAATTACTTAAACGGTCAGAAGAATTTTTAAAAGCACGGGGTGTGCAGAAAATCTTTAACAAGGTCAAGCTGCATAAAGACGTAGGCAAAATATTTGAGCGCTTAGGCTATACCCCTATTGAACGAGTATATGCGAAAGGGGTTAGCTAATGGCATTTACGGCAGCAGTAGCTACAGTAGCTAGCGCAGGGCTTAGCGCCTATTCATCTTATCAGCAACAAAAAGCTGCTAAGCAACAGGCGAACTATCAGGCTGCTATTGCTCGTAATAATGTAATTATTGCACAACATAATCAAATTAGAATTAAACAACAAGCAGACGAAGCAGAAGCTGACCAAAGGCGTAGGACTAGCCAGTTTAAAGGCGCTATTAGAGCAAGCGCCGCTGGTTCTGGTTTACTTGTAGATGACACACAAGACAGCACCGTGCAGGGCTTGTTAGCTGACGCAAATGCTGAAGGTGCATACGACATTTTAAAAATACGAGACACTAAAGAAAACGAAATTAGAAACGCAAAAATACAAGGCATGGAATATCAAGCAAAAGCAGATTTATTTTCTGCTAAAGCAAGCAGCTATAACCCGGGCATGGCTGCTGCTGGAACATTGTTAGGTGCATCTGGTGATATTTATAGCGCCGGACAAAATGCGAAGTGGTGGAAATAATGGCAAGAATACCAACACCAAGAAATCAAGGAGCTAAAGCTTATCAGAGCGTAAATATGTCTGACGGGCAAACTAACTTTATGAACGTGCCTCAAGTGGACGTTGATGCCGGGACACGACAGCAAAGAGACATCTGGGTGAAAGCATTAGATGGTGTTGCTGATGCAGCTACTAAATGGCAAACGGGTAACGACAAGCGTGAGCTGGTTACGCTGGAAGGTAAAATAACTAAGCTTCAGTCATATTTATTAGAAGACCCAGACTTTGGCGGTGTAAGCACATTAACAGGGGATGACGCATTAAAACGAATAAATGGTGGCTGGTCCCGGGAAATGGACGAGCAAAACCCTCAAGGTGCAATCGTAGCAACTAAGTACGCTATCGCACGGAAAGAGTTTGAGGATGCTGGTTTTACTTATGATGACAGCAAAAGCCTAACTGCAAATTATGAAGCAAATATAAAAGCACTTAGAGAACAACACACAAAGGATATGGGTGGTGTGGGTACGTCCTCTGCTGAGGAATATATTAATAAAACTACAAGCGCTTTTGTTAACAACGTAAACAAGGTTCAAGACGTAGCTTATAAAGCTAAAAACGAGTTACTGTTTACAGGCAAGATGACCGACTACCAAGAGGTAGGGTCTCTTCAATTTAACAATCCTACTGCGCTAGGCGCTACGCTAGATAATGTAAAATCATTAGTGCTAGATAAAGATATTGGTATAGCTTCTCAGAAAGGCGTTACTGACCCTGCAATAAAGGACCAGCTTGTACAAGAAAACCAAGCACTAGTTGTAGAAGGTGCTATTAAACAAGCCATGGCTGTTGGTGACACAGCTACTGCACAAAAACTTTTAGATGATTATAGAAGCTCTGCTAACCCTACAGGCAAGGCGGTGTTGCGAGGCGAAAAACTTACAACGCTAACAGAGCTGGTCAAAAAGAATGGCGATATTGCAGGTGGTCAAAACTTTGTTAATGAATTGCTGAATGAAACTGTACAAACCGCTGACGGCGGTGGTACTGACAAAAAATATATGACTAGTGTAGCTGGTGGTCAGATACAATTATATGACATTGCTGGTTTGTATGAAGAAGTTAGAAAAAAATACGCTGGTAAAAACCCAGAGATGCTTAAAGCAGCAAACTCATACATTGCTGGTCTAGCAAAAATAAACCAAGAACGAGTGGCTGTAGATGAGCGAGAGGCTATTAGAGAATTTAACAAGCTCATATCAGAAAACAAAACACCGCCGCCTGAGCTGTTAGCTAGACTACCAGCTAACTACAACGTGTCGGCACGGATATCATCTGCGTCTGGTAACGTAGAGACCACAACAGATATGTCTGTTCATCAGCAAAACGGTGGCGCTGCCACAACGCTGGTTACAGCTAATGGAAAAGCGTATGACCAAGTGCTGTTAGGTATGTTAGAAAGCGATAGCGGAGCTGCTTTTGTAATTGCCAATTTTTCTGGTTCAGACGAAAACGACCAAGCGCTGCGGTCTGTTCTTAGCGCCAAAGCTTACGAAAAAGTTTCCGCAAAGATTGCAGAGAAACAAGCTAAAATAGAAAAAGCAACTTTGGAAAAATCAGGCATTCAGTTTCCAAAAATAGAAAAAATTTTAAAAGATGAAATGAACATAACCAGCGATATTCTAAGAACTCAAATTCATAACAGCCCTATAATCAGGGCAGAGTTAGACGCTTTTTATGTAAGATATGCAAAGAAAAACGGTGTAGCCCCGGACAGCGCTACTATTAAAAAATTCTTAGCACCGTATGTTATTCGCACAATTACAAAACCAGCCCCTAAAGTACCCCTTATTGGGACAGAAATCGGTTCCAATGAACTTGGTTATATGTCTGATAAAAGTGACATGGAGTTGGCAACCACAATTGACACACAACTTGTAAACACCTCTAACGACAGAAGTAAAAACGTACTGGCTATGGTTTTAGGTACAACTAGAGCAGGGATAGAAGGCGCTATCGAAAAGGTAGAGAGCCAAAATAAACCCGTTAACTTAGCTAACTTAAATGTAGCTTTGCGTAGTGTCCCGGGAAGTCAAACAGATGCCAACATAAACCCTCTCGCTGTTATGAGTGAAAACACTTACAACCTAGCGGTAGGGTTTGGTAACACAGACAGTGGGCTGCTTACGCTTGTTGAGCAAAGCGGTATTAAAGCTTTATATCCCGGTGTAAACCCAGCTACTCAGGTCAAAGGTGCTTTGTACATAATAGAGCGTTTAACTGCTGGGGGTCAGCTACCAAGGATTACTGACGATGTATTAAACGGTATGCCTAGCGGAAACAAGCAAGGCTCTGTTGCTTACAAAGAATACATGAAAACAGTTAATGCTGCGCTTACAAACCCTAACAATAAAGCCTTAGTAGATACTTTGCTGGGTAATATAGTAACAGGAAATACGCTTTTTAGTAATCTTGATTATAGTTACCTTAGAGGTGAAAAATACAACACAGGGTACGCTGCTGAATTAAAATTGCCTACCACTGAGGATGAAGATTAATGGGAACAGTTTCTTCTATATTTCAAAACAAAGAAGAAGGTAGCTTGCTAGGCGATAAAAAAGACGCTGTGCAAATTGATAACTCTGCACTTACGGAAGCAGACGGCGTACTTAATGTACCTGACATGATTGGCACGGACACCAAAGCGGATGCTGTCACAAACACTAGCACCATAGGTAGTCCTGAGCTGGGTAGCAATGACCAGACATTTATAACAGCTAAGCCAGTTAACGAAAAAGTAGACACTGTTAGCAACAGTGTGAACGTGTTGACGGACAACGCTGACGTATTACCTAACCCGGAAATGGAAGCTTTATACACTAAAGCAGAAAAAGTATTGGGTGTACCTAGAGATGTCTTATTGACTGTTGACCCTAAAATTTTAAAAGCACAAATGGAACGGTACAATGTTGTAGAAGACCTTAACAATGCGCCTGTGCTGACAGACACACTAACTAACAAACCAGAGCTGCTAACTACGCAGAGCAGCAACATCAACACACTAGCTTCTTTGGAAAACCAGCTAGCTGCGATACCCGGGCTGAACACAGGCGAAAGCGTTATAAGTTATGGCGAAGGAACGCTTAACGCTTTGGATAGAGGCTTTGGAAGAATAGAAGGCGGTCTATACAGTATTGCTGCTGGACTGAAAGCTAGGCTGGCTGAAGAAGCTGAACTGAGTATTACAGAAACACTAGAAAAGAATTTTTACGAAGACAGCACATTAAAAGCCATGGCTAAAGCTATGGGCTTAGACCCAAACAACAAAGCCGATTTAGACAAAGCTCTAGAAGAAATGATGCGGCTGGAGCGATACGGAAATTATGGCGGTCCATACGGCACACCAAGTATTTTAGAAAGCGCTGGTATAAGCTCTTTAATAGACAGTTTGCCAAGAATAACATTGAACACATGGATAGGTGAGCTGATATTTGGAACAGAAGCAGACGCTGACCCTGAGTTACAAAAAACGCAGTTACTAGACAGCTCGTATAAGCTGTTTGAAAAAGCTGCAATCATTGCCCGGGAAGATAGAAAAAACGCACAGTTTTCAACACAAGCTCAAGAATTTCAGAAACTATTAAAGAACAACCCGGACGCTAGCTTAGTAGAAGCTACAAGCGATTTTTTAGACGCTGTTATAAAAGACCCGGTAGGAGCTAGCGCTTTTCTATCAGAGGTAGGTATAGAATTTGCGCCTGTTATCGGTACGTCAGCGCTAGCTACTATTGTAACTAAAAACCCATTGCTAGGAACTTCACTGGCTGCTGGTGGTACATTTATATCTGAAAGTAGCGTAGGCAGCGAGGTAGCTAACGCAGTACAGAAAAAATACGGTTTTGATTTAGTTACCGAAGAAGGTTTTCAACAGTTTATCAACAGCCCGGAAGCAATGGACTACGCTATCAGCGTAGGCAGAATTAGAGGCGCTACTATTAGTATGACCCAACTGGTTCAGTTTGGTCTTATATCTAAATTTTCTGGTAAAAGTATCGGGCTAAATACGGCAGCCCAAGTAGGCACAAGCTTAACTGCTGAAGGTACTGGCGAAGCGTTAGCGCAAAAGTTTTCCACAGGAAAAGTAGATTGGAACGAAGTGGTTCTAGAGGTAGCAGGTGGCGCTATTACTACGCCGCTGGATATTGCTACTGCTACCGGGACATGGAACGGACGCAGAAAACAAAAACAAGCAATACAAGGCTGGTTAAAGACTGGCGAAATTATTGAAAAACAAAAATCAAAACTAAGCACAGAAGGTCAGAGCCTGATTGATAGCTCTACAGTAATTGCTGAAGACCTAAAAGAGAAAGGCGTAGAAAAAGTATATATAGAAGCCAGCGACCTTAAACAATTTGACCAAGACAGACCAGACGCTGACAGCGTAATTAAATCGCTGGGCTTAGACCAGAACGAGGTAAACGAAGCTGCTACCGCTGGACAGAAGATTGAGGTAAACACAGACGCTTATGTGCGGCACATACTTGGTGTTGACGGGTTTATGGAGCTGCATAATAAATCATCATCTACCTCGCCTGATGGTATTACCGGGGCTGAGTTAGAAGAGATGTCTGAAAACGAGCAGCAAGACCTACAGGATATGATTGACGCTGTAGACAACGGTGACCAGCTTGCGTCTATGAATGAAACAGAGGTAGCCGCCTCTGTACAAGAAACAGAACAGATAGCACAAAACGTAAAAGAACAAATTATCCGCACAGGTAATTTTGATACTAAGCAAGCTGAGCTGCTGGCGTTGTTAACAGCAAAACGATATGCAGTCAGAGCAGCCAGAGCTTCTGAAGAGACTGGCAGTTATGTCAGCCCTCTTAGTATGTTTAATGAAGATAATTTAATTATAGCTGGCAACCAAACTCCTACAGAGGTGCAAAGAACATCTAATGCTGCACCTGTATATACGTCAGAGGACTTAGGGACCGTAGCAGAGCTAAGAGAGCTAGAAGCTAACCAGCAGGGTACAACAGCACCCACAGAGGCTACAGAGACGGGTTTAGAAGCTGCGTCTAGTCAGACAATTGATGTAACAGTCTCTGACCCTACTGCTAACGCCGTAGGTGTGGCTACCAAATCAATTCCTAGAATTATGTATTACAATCCTATCCAGACTACTGACACAGCGCCTGACACTATTACAGCGCCTAATGATGAGACTGGGGTAAACGAGGGTTATCACAATTCTATTAATCTGACGTATAAGCCACGGCACGAAAACTCAGTGCCTGTAGATATGTCTACGCTAAATATAACAGCAGGTGTAAATGGCAATCTAAAAAACACTGCTAAAGATACCGGGGTTATTTTAGTAGATACACCTATCGAACTGAAAAACAGATTTGAAGATGATGGCAGCGTAGCGCTGCGTACTAAAAGACGCAGACAAATCCAGCAGGACATGAGCAAGAACGGCATCCTGTTTGAGAACTGGACCGACCAAGAAATTATCACGCAGCTTAATAATGCAGCCCAAGACGAAGCAGAACAAAAATTCCAAGTAGACCAGAATAATCCTGAGATTGGAAGCAAGGGAACCCCGGCGGTCTTTCCTCCCGACCAAACTCTTTCTGCAAAAGGTAAAAAGAATTTAGCCCGTTTCAGAAAAGAAGTGCCGGGGTTCGCCACTATTGCAAAATTTTTGCAGCCAGATGAAATTGAATTATTAACAATACAATCAGCAAAAAAGCTGGTTACTCTTTACAAGCAGCTACCTAGCATACAAGAGACTGCTGCTAGCGCTAGAGCTGGTAGAGCAAAACTAGGTTGGTATAGACGAAGCAAAGCAGCTTTGGATGTTGTCTTTAAAGAAGACGCACCAAGATTTACTGCGCTGCTAGCTGCGCTGTCACCACAAACTAGCGTAGAAAGTAATTTACAAAATGCGCTGCAAGTGTGGACTGCATGGGTAGCGGCTGGCAGACCAACAGACATACCGTCTATTAAAAAAATAATGGGTGCAAACGTCCAAGGTGACAAAGGTGATGCTAGCGTACTAAAGGCGTGGGTAAACAACAGCCTTATAGCGCTGACTACGCCAGACGATGCGATTACGTTATCTGGTCCTAAAGTAAATTCATTTTACCTAAACCTTGTCGGGTTTGATAATGAGGTTACTAACGATGCATGGATGGCAAACTGGGCTTTTGTAGACCAGCAAATATTTAGCCAAGCAGGTACAGTGCGTCCCGGGAAAAGCCCCGGTTACATGGCTATGAGCGTGTTGACACGCAGAGCTGCTATTGAAGCCAACATGGACCCTATGGAAGTACAAGAGACTATCTGGTCTATGGCAAAAGCTTTGTATGAAAAAGCTAGCGCTAAAGGCGAGACTAGAACAGAGCTACAGATATTAGAAGACGGTGACCTAACACATGAAATGATAGGTGACGTTCCTGATTTTAGCACGTTGCTAAATACAGGGATTTATCAACGGGTACTAAAAGAAGGTGGGTATCAATCACAACTACAAGAACTGAGCCAGCCTAGACAAGAGTTTACAGGTAGGTCTACTGAAAAAGGTGACGTGCTTAACGGCATGAGTAAGACTGACGTAGACCATCTAAAGCGTACCGCTAAAAGATTAATAGCGCTGCGTAAGCAAAGAAAATGGGAAGCAGAAACAGGTAAAATACGAATAGGATTATCAGCAGCTACCGGGACAATACCGGGTTTAGATAATTTACACAAAGCGGCAGTCAACGGAGACCGGGACGCTTTTGTTGCGCTACAAGAAATAGCGTACAACGCCTTAGTCTATCATACGCAAAATATAATGACAGGCACGGGTAAAAAGAAGAAGCCAGCCCTCACCATAAACAAAGTACCTAGCTATGGATTTTATGGTGGGGAAGCTGAGCCGTCTCTTGCCTTAGAAATAGAAATGCGAAATGAAGACCGGGCAAGAGCTTTAGCTGCCTTGGTTAGGTTTGCAGAAATGTTTAACCAAGAGCAGTTTCACGTTAGAGAAAAACCCTCTAAAAATAAAAAAAGAGTAGGTTATCAATATACTGATGGAAGTTTTAATACATCTGTGGTAACTTTCAAAATGAAAGAGCAGCTCAGTGAACAAGAGCTGACAAAAATAATAGACGAAAGTGGTCTAGTCGGCTTCACCGTAGGTGAGGACGGCAGTCTGCTTGCGTATTACTTAGGAGACCCAAATGACGCAAAAGCAATCGAAGAATTTGACACCGCAATCGGAAGAGCCGCAGAGCTTATTGGAAGCAATGCACAACAGGTTACCAGAACGGTTGAGCGCCTATGGGCTTACGGTAGTGGATACGGAGCCACAAATAGCTACCGGGAAGTCAAAGGTGAATTTCGTTCCCCGAAAACAGACGAAGCAAACAAATCAGCAATAAGGTTAGCGTCACGGTTAGCTAAGCGAACCGTGACACCTACTGAGCAAGCTGGTGAGCTGACGCAAGACCAGATAGATACTCAAACAGAAATTATGGAAGCCTACAACGAGCTAGGCTTAAATAATTTAGACAACCCGGATGTCAGACGGGCATACGAAGAATTAAGCGTAGAGCTGCTAGAGCAGTTTGACACGCTACCCATCAAAGTAGAAATTTTTACAGGTAAAGGCGAACCGTACTCAGGCAAGAAAATGTCTGAGCAAATGCGTAATGATGTAAACGCAAACAATCACCTGTTTATATTCCAGACAATACCTGACCAGTTTGGTCCACCGGGCGTAGTGTACGAAGACCACCCGTTATTGCGTGACAGTGGGCGTGTTGATATGAACGGTGTGCCGTTGCTGTATAACGACCTGCTACGAGCTGTACACGACTACTTTGCTCATACAATGAGTACGGTAGGTTTCGGACCATTAGGGGAAGAAGCTGCGTGGCGTAACCATATGCTGATGACTAAAAGTCCGTGGGCTAGGTGGGCATTAACATCTGAAACCAGAGGACAGAATAGCTGGGTAAATTTTAACCCGGAAGCTCAGGGCAAGCCATTAGCTGAACGACCTTTTGCTGACCAGAAAGTAGACCTGCTGCCGCTACAGTATGTAACGACAGGTGAGCCAGCCGTAGACACTACGCTAAGCCAGTTGCCGGGGTCTGAGGGACTGACACTAGAACAGACTAGAGAAACAAACACTGGTGGTACGTTTACACCAAAAGACCAAATTATAGACCAGAACGGTAAGCCAGTAACACTAATTCAAATTTTTGAAAGTGCAGACCGTAGTACATTTCTACATGAGGCTGGACACTTTTGGTTGGAGCAGCTCAAAGAAGATGCGTCAGAGTTTGGCGGTAGATTAGACAAAGACTGGACCACAGTGAAACGGTGGTGGGCTAGCCGCACAAACGAAATTAGAGAAGAGGCAGTAAAACGAGCCAACAAAGATAAGAACAAAGAAGCTGCTGCAAAAATACAGAGTATGTCAGAGAACCAGCTCAAGCGCTTTATAATGAGCAATGACCTGCGAGGTGACAGCACAACTAGGTATGTAGCAATTGCTATGCATGAGCAGTTTGCTAGAGGTTTTGAAAATTATTTACAGAAAGGCGAAGCACCGTCATTTACACTGCTAGATGCTTTTACAAGATTTGCAGCATGGATGACCAGCGTCTACAGAGCTATCAAAAGAATGGGTGGCTATAACGGACTGGACGTAGAATACAGTCTAGAGGTCAAAGCAGTTATGGACCGTATGCTGGCTACTGATAATGAGATAGCCACCATGCAAGACCAATACAAACTATCAGCTATGTTTGCTACAGCTCAAGAAGCTGGTATGACCCAGAAAGAATACAACGAATATCGACAGAAAGTAGACCGAGCAAAAGCACAAGCAAAAGCGAAACACGTTTCTAAGAAACTAAAAGATATTGAGCAGGGTCAGTTAGAAGAGCGTGACGCTAAGGCAGAAGAGCTGAGACCCGGTGTTGAAACAGAGCTAAACCAAAAGCCTATATACAAACTAATGTACGGTCTAACTAAAGGCACAGATGCATTAGGACAAAAAGTAGAGTTAGACGTAGGCAAGATTAATAAAAAACTGCTGGTAGAACTAATTGGCGAAGACGGACTGGCTAAGCTACCTAAGATAGGTACGTCTGTTATTTACGGTACAGGCAAGGACACTGTATCGCCGGGAGCTGTTGCTAACTATTTTGGTTTCCAGACTTTTGAAGAGATGATGAACTCTTTAAACACGTTTGTTCCGTTTGAGCAGGGGGTAAATCAACAGCTATCCGCTGCGCTGTTGGATGACGGTCCTGTAGTAGAAGAAGGGGCAACGTCTGAGGCTATTGCTAGCGTACACGAAACAGATTTACGGTCTGAGGTGCTGCAAGCAGAGCTAGACGCATTACGCACCTCTGAGCCAGCTTTTAAAATTAAGTTTATTAAGGCTATGGCAAAGCAGCGCCTATTAGCAAAAACAGTGCGTGACATTAATCCTAGTAAGTTTCTAGCAGCAGAAAAGAAACACGCTAGGGAAGCCGGGAAAGCATTACGCAAAGGCGATAAGATAGCAGCTTATAAACATAAGTTTCAGCAGCTAGTAAATTATGAAATGGCAAAAGAAGCCATTCGATTACAAAAGCAAATTGCTAAACAAAGAACTACGTTAGTTAAATACAAAGGTGATAGGAAGAAATTTCCTAACGTAGACGCTGACTATATGGACAGGGTCCGAAGCATACTAGACTTGTATAGTCTAGGACCAAAAATGTCTGAAAAGCGTAGAGCTAAATTAGAGCTGCAAGCGCTAGCTAAGTGGATGGCAGCGGCTGAAGAGAATGACGGGGCTATTTTTGAGTACCCAGCCGTCTTAGCAGAAGCTGACCGAGTAAAGAATTTTAACGATTTGTCAGTCGCTGATTTTGAGGATTTATATAATTCAGTAGAGACAATTGTAAAACAAGGACGGCTAAAGAAAAAACTGCTAATCGGTCAGGAACGCCGGGACAGAGCTACTGTTATTGCACAGCTAGTATCTAAGCTACAGTCTCGCCCAACAGCTAAAGCTACAAAGGCTAGAAAGAAAAACATTACTACAACAGACCAGAGCTTGCTGGATAAGGGTGCGATACGTTTATCATACTTAGATGCAGCGCTGCTTAAAGTAGAGCTGTTGCTAGAAATGATGGATAACAACGAGCCTAACGGTATCTGGCATCAAACTATATACCAGCCGTTTGCTGACGCATCAGCAGCGGAACAAGATATGCTGGGTAAGATAAGCGCAAGGATTAACGCTAAGCTTAACGCCTTGCCTAAAGACGTAAGAAAGAAGCTGGGCAAGCGTGTTGACGTAGGAGAGCTGGCGCTACCGGGAGAGACTTGGGACCGTGGTTCTTTACTGATGCTGGCTTTAAACACAGGTAACGAAAGTAACCTGCAAAAGTTAATTAACGGTGAGCGAGAATACGGGCGTAATATTAATGAGGAATTAATTGATAAAGCTTTATCGGCGCTGACTAAAGAAGAGTGGGAACTTATTCAAGACATCTGGAATATATCTGAAGAGATATACCCAGCGGTTGACCAGATTTATAGAAATGAAAACGGTAGGTCACCAGCAAAGATTGAACCTAGAAAAATAACTAACCAGCATGGCACATGGACTGGTGGTTATTTTCCTATGCTGTATGACGGCAGTCGCAGCAAAAAAGGTGAAGACATTGACAACATGGATGCGCTGCAAGCGTTTCAGTCTTCTACTGTAAAAGCATCTTTAAACAGCTCTATGACTAAAGAGCGTAGCGAAGCTTTTGCTGCCCCTATCGATTTTAGAATAGAACGGCTGATGAATGTGTTTGACCGCCCGGTGCATTTTATTACGCACTATGAAGCTGTCAGAAACGCCAAGAAGATTTTAAACTCGCAAGAGATAGTAGATGTAGTTACAGAAAAAGTAGGGGCGGCATATCTACGAGAGCTGCAAAACTGGGTAGGTGCTATCGCAGCTAACAATGAAAACCAGCCGCCTACTAACGCATGGGAAACATTAGCGCTAGGTGTGCGTAACAACGTCACAGTAGCCGTGCTAGGTTTATCTTACAGCACCATGGCAGCTCAGTTGCTTGGTTATACCGCTACAATAGACAGACTGATGGCAGACACGACTTACGGTCCTATTAGCGCTGCTGTAGTTACCAAAGATGTTTTGCTAGGTGTAAAACAAGCTATTGACCCAAAAACTAGAAAAATGGTTTTTGACCTTTCTGGTGAAATGCGTAACAGATTGGAAAGTACTGACCGTGAAGTTAGAACAGCATTAAGAACATTTAAAGGAAAGCAAGGTATCCAAGCCCGGGTATCTGAAATGGCTATGTTAGCAATTGCTGGCATACAGATGTACGGTGTTGATATACCGACATGGATAGCAGCTTATAACCGGGCGCTACGAGCTGAGCCTAATAACGTAGACGGTGCAGTTAAATATGCAGACAGAGTGGTCCGTATATCGCAGACAGCAGGTGGCTTGAAAGACCTCAATGAGGTACAGCGTAGAGCTGGCATTATGAAAATATTCACGATGTTCTACAGCTTCTTTGCTTTGTTATACGGTCTAACCAGACAAATCACTGGCGAGGTTCGACTTAAAAAGCCGTTAACTGTAGCTAAAGCAGCAGCAAGAATATTTGTTTTGATAACTATTGCTGAAGCAGCTCAAGCAGTGCTAACCGATAAAGTGCCTGACTTTGACGAAGAAGATGAGGACGGCAACAAAAAGAACACCGTAGGAAACTGGCTGATAACAAGAACAGTCAACACACTAGGCGGCACAGTGCCTTTTGTTAGGGATATCGTAGGTGGGTTTGTTAGCGACTACGGGTATTCTATGTCACCTGTGGAAAGCTTTGGGGAAAACTTAATTCGGGCTGCTGACTACCTGACCGACAAATATGAATACATTACTGACCCAGAAGCTGACCCAGAAGATGACCCAGAATTGCAACGAATTAAACCGCTAATTACTACGCTAGGAACTATTTTAGGATTGCCCGGAGCTATCCAGATTAACCGTACCCTAAGCGCTTGGATTGCGGAAAATGACGAAGATTTGGACGAAGATTTGAAGCCAAGCTGGTTTGATTTCATTACTGGGTACAATAAGGATAAAGCAAAGAAAAGAGTAGAGTGATGGACAAGTTTAAATTTTTAATGTAATGTGTGACTAGTCGGAGAGTAAAAATATGACGATAAGTACAACCAACGCAAGGACAGGACCGTATAACTCTGGACCAGCTAGTTTTGATTATACGTTTCAGATACAAGACGCTGACCACCTAGTAGTGACACTTACTAGTGCGGCTGGCGTGGATACTACTGTACCGTCTTCTGATTATTCTGTATCTGGTGTGGGTAATTCCACAGGCGGCACGGTGACGTTTACATCTGCACCTGCGGCAGGACAATTTATTACACTTACAAGAAACGTACCTAGAACACAGCTTGTTGACTTAGCAAACTTAGGCGGCGTACAGCCAGAGGTTTTAGAAGGTGCGTTAGATAAATTAACACAGATTGTACAAGACAACTCTGGTACATCCGACCAAGCTCTAAAGGTTCCGCTGTCTGATGACGCTACGTTATCTACAACTATTCCAACAGCAGCAGCTAGAGCAGATAAATTATTAGGCTTTACCTCGACAGGTGAACCAGAAGCAACTACAGGCAGGGTGTTGACCGCCAACGCATCTGCAAGCAGTTTATCAGCCGGGGCTAGCCCTACAGCTTCTGTTGTATTTACACCAGCGTCAGGAGATTTGACTTTTACATTAGGCATACCTGATGGTCAGACAGGAGCGACTGGACCAGCCGGGTCTAACGGAATTTTTTCTGCCATTGCATCTCAAACAGAGGCAACGACAGGAACAGACAACACAAAAGGAATGACACCCCTACGGGTGCAGCAAGCAATATCAGCAAATGCCGGGACTGTTAATAATGCTTGTTTCTACGGCTTTCGCACTAATGGCGCTAGCCTTTTGGTAGATGTTACTACCGCTGGTGGTTCTGAAGCATTCACTCAGAGCGACTATGACGATGTACAATACGCATCGTTAGGTATGACATTTTCTATTAACGCATCTGGCAATTTAATTGTGACTACACCGTAGGGATAGTTATGGAAGGAGTATACTCATATGGCAACGATTGACGTAGGCAAAATTCGCTTTAATTGGACTGGGGCGTTTGCTACTGGAACGACATACAGTCTTAATGATGTGGTGAGCTACTCAGGTTCTAGCTGGGTATATGTAAACACAACGGCAAAAACAGGGACTGCTGCTGGCGCACCTTCATCATCAAACTCAACACACTGGGACTTAATGGCTGATGGGGCATCCCCATTAACTACAGCCGGGGACGTAATGACCCACGATGGTTCTAGCAGCATCAGGCTAGCTGCCGGGACGGTGGGACAAGGTCTAAAGGTTGTATCGTCAGGCACGTTAGGTTTCGGTAATGTGACTGGGTTTAATTCACACCAGATTTTAGGCAGTAACGTACCTGCCTATGCTAATACAACTAATTCAACACTAGGCGGCACAGATGGTAAATATCCGTGGCTTGCTCAATACAATGGTAAGTCTGGAGCTAGTGCAGACTGGATACCATACGATGGAATGCCAAACGGTGCGTGCGGTCCTGTTAAACGTGACAGAAACGACCACGCCACTAACTACACTTGTGTGAAGTGGATTAACACTAACTATGAGCCAATGATTGCTGGTTACACATATCAAGGTATGGGACCAAAAACCGCTGGGTCATACGATGAACAACCACACAGCATGATACAGCTCAGCGCAGAATTTGGTGGTATGAAGGCAGACGAAAAGTTTGTCCGTCTGTGGTACAACCAACATTCTTTAGTGATGCTGACTAACAAAGGAAACGTCTGGGTTATGGGCGAAAACGGTTCTGGTCAGCTAGGACTAGGTGATACAGTTGACAGATATCAACTTGTAAGAAACCCATACCTTGGTCCTGACGCTACTAACAACAGTATTACTTGTGAGGTATCCGCTATCGCAACTAACGATGCTAGGGGTTATCAAGGCATGGGTAATACAGGCTACATGGCAATCACGCACGATGGACGTGTATTCTCATGGGGCTGGAATGGCAACGGTAGAGGTGGACACGGAGACACCACTAACAGAACTGTGCCGACACTAGTATCAGGTCTAACTAATATTGTTCAGTTATCGCTAGGGTATAACGATAGCTATGCTGTAGACAGCTTAGGTAGAGCGTATCACACTGGTGCTAATACTAGTAGCATATCTTCACTGGGCAGCGCACGAACATCATTTGCACAAATGACCAGTATCGATAACGTGGCTCAGATAATGAATATGTGTACCTATTATTACAATGGCGGTATTCTAGCGTCAGCGTATGTTATCCAGACTGATGGAGATATGTACGGTATTGGCGAGAATGGGTCAGGACAGCTTGGTCAGGGTAACACGACCGACCTGAGTGCATGGACCCAAATTGGTGGCTCGACTAACTTTGCTGCTGTTCATGCGGCTGGTAATGCATCCACATTGTCTATCTGTGCTTTGGTAGGTAATGCATCAGGGCAAGACGGACCGGGAGACGGATACACATATTGTGTTGCTGCAAACACTGGTCTGCCTTTGAGGACTATAGGTCACAACAGCCAAGGTGCATTGATACAGGGTACTACGTCAGCTAACTCTGCGGTCAATCAGCCAGTCACTACAACTCTTGGTACTAACTACATGAAGACAGTGACGGCATCAGCAGATGGCTCACTGACTACAGCCAATGTTACTTTCCCAAGAGATACCATGAAACGAGTATTTCCTATGCGTACTAACGGGTACAACGCCCCGGGCTGGTATGGGTTAGATAACCAAAACCGTCTTTGGATTTGGGGATACATGGCTGCTTCAGCCTCTTACTACTACCAAAACAACACGTCAGCGATTAACTTTAGTAGCGCTTTCATGTACCCGGGACCGTGGACGCATACACTAACCGGGCAACAAGGATGGTGGGCTGGCGAGAATGATATTGCTATCGAAGACCTTTATTCGGTAGGTCATTACTACAGTGGCTACTGGACCCATTTCGCAAGGATGTCAGACAATAGTATTTGGATGATTGGTAACAACTATTATTACCAGCATGGTAGTCGTGAAAACACAAACTACCAACACTGGCATCAGATGAACCCATAGGAGAAAATGAATAATGGCATACACACCACACTTAGATAGAAAGCTGTATGAATGCAGCTTAACTCAAGACGAGATTGTCCACCCCGTCAAACTACCGTCACAAGGTGGACCGGGAGAAAACGAAGACTATGTAAATCCTGTTACATGGCATTACATAGACAACGGCAAGGTATACGCAACAATGTGGGGCGATTACCTTACCGCTTACAATGCATCAAATTCAAATAAGTTTACAAAGACCGACAGTGACGGGGTTGCTGAGGTCAAAGCTTTGTACACAGATATTATTAGGGCAAAACAAAATAAGCTGGTCACAGACAAGTACAATGAAATGGAATTGGCTAATCCTACAGATGCGATTAAGTCAGACATAACTGCTATACAAGCAGAGGTGCAAGCTGAATATGACGAGCTATGGGATATAAGTTAAATGGATATGGATGCTGGCATCATATGGTCTGCAATCCTAACCGTAGTCTTAGGTCCGATGGTTTGGGTCTTTCGTAGCGTGACTAGTGAGCTGAAAGAGACCAAAGACCTCTTGCGGCAAACTAGAGAACAATATGTCAGCAAGAAAGATTTACAATCTGACTTGGCGGCTATTGATAAGAAGTTAGATAAACTGGAAGGATTACTAATAAAGGTAATTGGAAACTTAAAGTTGGAATGAGGGACGATGCTGGAAATTATTGCTGCGGCGAACAGCGCATACGCCATTATCCGCACCGCCATTGCCAACGGGAAGGAGCTTAGTAGTTGTGGTAAAGCGATTGCTCAATTTACTCATGCACAAGATGACTTGCGTAATAAAGCTCATAAAGACAAAAATTCTTTCTGGGCTAAAGTGGCTGGAAAAGAAGATAGCGACCTTGAAAGCTTCATGGCTCTTGAAAAAATCAAAGAGCAAGAACAGCAGCTCAAGGAAGCGATGATATATTATGGCAGACCCGGACTGCACGGTGACTACGTTAGATTTTGTGTTGAAGCACGAAAGTCCCGGGAGAAAGCTAAGAAAGAACAAGAACAGGCATGGGAAAAATTACAAGAAAATATATTGCTGGGAATATTATGGTTCTTAGGCATAGGCGTTATATCAGCTATTGTAATTGGTATTGTCTGGGGCTTGAGAAATAAGGGGATGATATAATGGCAAGAGTACCTGTAAAAACAAATATGAATAATCAGAACACTGATGATTATAAAAAAACTAACGTGCAGAAAGTGAAAGAAAACAAATCTGACGTTAAGGTCAACAAACCTAAAAAAGTAAAAGTTAAAAAACAAAACCAAAAGCCGTTACCTAAAAACCTGACTAAGAAAAAGAAGGAAGAGACGGTAACCACTAAAGTTACAGTGAGGTACGCATAATGCTTACAGCTCTCATTGGACCAGTTACATCCCTCTTAGATAAGTTTATTCCTGACGCTGACGAAAAGGCTCGTATTGCACATGAGCTGGCTACCATGTCAGAGAAACACGCTCAGGAATTAGCGCTTGCTCAAATAGAAGTGAACAAGGCAGAAGCTGCTAGCGGTAGCCTGTTTAAGGGCGGCTGGAGACCAGCGGTTGGCTGGACGTGCGCTGCTGCGTTTGCCTACCATTTTATCATTAAAGATTTAATTGTATTTGCCTGTGCGGTTGCTGGTGTTGATATGCCAGAGCTGCCCGAATTTGACATGGGTACACTCTTAACGGTTCTTGGGGGAATGCTTGGAATTGGTTCACTCAGGACGTATGAAAAACAAAAAGGACTGACCAAGTGATATGGCTAAGGTTAAGGTCAAAAAATCTAAGCCAGCAAAAGGTAAGGCAAAGGTAAAGATTACAGCCAGCGGTAAGAAGGTATCTTACGGGCAAGCTGGCAAGGCTAAAGGTGGTGGACCAAGGGTAAAGCCCGGGACATCAAAAGGGGATGCCTACTGCGCTAGAAGCTACGGACAAATGAAGCGTAGCCCGAAAGCAGCGAAAGACCCGAACAGCCCATTGCGGCTATCTCGTAAGAGGTGGAAATGCAGTGGCAAACGGTCAAGAAAGGGCAAGTAATGTTTGAATTAAGTACAAGGTCACAGTCCCGGCTAGAGGGTGTAGATAAGCAGCTAGTGCTGACGGTAGAGAATGCCATCCAGCATACCGGGGTAGACTTTGGCGTTATTTGCGGTTTAAGGACCGTTGAGGAGCAAAAAGCTCTGTATGATAGTGGTGCTAGCCAAACACTAAAGAGCAAGCATCTAGAGGGCAGGGCTGTCGATTTAATGGCATATGTAGGCAGCAGGGGTAGCTGGGAGCTGAACCTATACGATGACATAGCAGATGCCATGCGACTAGCCGCACGTTATAACGGCGCTCGTATTCGCTGGGGAGCTGCTTGGCATATACATGACCTAGCAGCATATGAAGGGACCATGGAAGAAGCTATGAGCGAGTATGTGGACCTGCGTAGGTCAGAGGGCAAACGCCCGTTTATCGATGCGCCACACTTTGAATTAATGGGGGACTAAATGGGATTTAAATCATTACTACAATCTTCTGCTGCGCTAAGCGTTATATCGGAATACGTTAAAAAGAAAAATCAAGACAGCGGCGGCACGTCAGTTAAACGAGTAAAAGTAAAAAAGAAGCCAGTGGCAAGTGAAAGCAAAACTAAAAATGTCAGGGTCAAAAAGTCTTAATGGCAGAGCAGAAGAAATTACAAAAACAAAGTATATATGCAGATTATGATGAAGACGGTGACGGTATTGTCAGCGATGCGGAGCTGGCACACATTAAGGAAATAAAAGAAACAGAGACAGAGCTGCGTAAACATCTAGCGCAGTTACGCATGGCACGGTTTACATTAGTGGCTATGGGTGCATTTACAGCAGCTATGTTTTTTGTACCGATTGAGCGTGTTGAAGCACTAGCAGATATTAGTAACCTTTTCTACCTAAGTGGCGCTGGTATTGTCGGGGCTTATATGGGTGCGAGTATGCTTGGCAAAAAATAATTTTTCAGTTAGTATCTGGTTTGGCGCTAGGTCAATCCGAAACACCTAGCGCCAACCAGACGTTCATTGTTTCTCCCTAAACTGAAAGCCCCGGTCAGAAAGTAGACCGGGGCTTCTCTTGTAACAAATTGTAACATTTGTTTATGCTACCTTAGAGACCTCACCCTCTACAGGCTGCAAGTTGTCTAGGAATGCTACTGCTTTAGATGCAGCAGACGAGGCTTGGAAGATATACTTGTGGTCATCTTTAAGCGCCTTGAGCCAGCTAGCAAGATACTCAGCATGGTCATCACGCACAGTGCTTTCCAGACCAAGGGCGGCACATAAGAACGCTGCACCCATCTCAGCCACCAGCTCTTCCTTGGCGTAGTCTTTACGACCTTCACCAACTTTAAAGTCACGATTGACACGGCTCTTATGCCCAGTCCAGTGAACCAGCTCATGCAGCTCAGTAGAGTAAAAATCTAGAGCAGATTTAAACTTGTCAAAAGCTGGCATTACAATCTTATCTGGACCCGGTGCATAAAAAGCTTTGTCACCGTCTTCTGAGATGTTAGCGCCTGTGTTGGCAACGTATGCATCTACAGAAGCTACACGCTGGTCAGGGTTAACAATCTCGACTACAGGCTTAGGATAGAAACGCTCAGGCAGACCATCAATCTGCGACACGTTAAAGACCTTGCTAGGCTTGTAGAAGAAGATATCTTTCTTAGCAGTAGGGTCATCACTGTTAAGGTCTTTAACCTTAATAGGCTTGGCAAACACAATCATGCTGCCCTTTTCGCCGCCACGGACCTGACCACCATATTCCTTAGCCTGACGGTAAGTCATCCAGTACTGACCGTTATAGCCGTTCTCCATGGCAGATATCCAAAGCAACAGGACATTGATACCCTGATACTTAGAACCCTCATGGCGAGTAGGGTAAGGAATACCAAGACCGCCCTGCCATGGCTGAGACCATGGACGCACACCAGCTTCAAGCTTGGCGATAATATGGGCGGTTACTTCTTTTTGGATTTTTTCGTTTTTGCTAGGCATTTATTTCTCCGTTAATGGTTACTCTATTAATATAAGCGTTATATCGTAATTATCAAGCACTGATAATAAAATAATTTAAATAAAAAAAGAGGCGCATCAGCGCCTCTTTGAAGGGACCATTATCTGGGCAGCTAGCCTTGTGCCATTATCACGCAGCCAAGCCACTGGACGTTGCCAGCTCTTGAACCCTCTAAGCTGGTCTTGCTGGTTCCACAGGCAAGCCATTGCTGCCATCTTGGAACGGATTTTGTGTTGGTCAGCCCACTCTCTGTCGTAGCGGCTAGCCATAAATAAATCGTATAGCTCTGCACCACGCACAGCTCTACGGTTGTTATAAGACTTACGACACTTGTCTCCACAGAACCGGGCATCGTGCTTTACAGTCTCGTATTCAGCGCCACATTCGTGGCAATGCTTTTTAAGTTTAGACATCAGTTTCTCCGTTGGTGTATTTCCGACTAGTCTCAGTATGGACTAATCAGTGCGTGATGTCCAGCCACGTTTTAGTTTTTTTATAGCTAAGTTAAATTCTACTTCTCTACCTTCTGGAACCCACACGCACATTCGTTTAGCGCCACGCTCTTGCTGTTTAAGAGTATAACGCTTTTGTGCCATAGCGTGCTTAACAGCTTTGCTTGTCTCCGGTTTCATTCCGTCTCCTGTCCAAAATTAATGCCATGGTTTTTGCGTACCCGGCGATATCGACAATACTGTCTAAATGCTCCGGGCTATGTATCAGTCTGGCAATCTTAACTGCTACCATACGCAATGCGTGACGCATCTCTGGGTCACGACATTCATTGATTACTGAGATTAATTTATCAGCTCTGCCAAAATCATCAGAGGGGTGACCGTAGTCAGCCCCCCTCTCATCTACTACAGTGGACAGCTTCTCGTTAAATTCCTCAACGACAAAGCCGCCCATGTTTTTTGCGACACGCTTAGTCATTCTCGATATTCTCAACAGTTTGAGAAATATCTACGACCTCAGCTCTAACGCTGCTGATATGCTTACCTAAAGTGTTATAGGTATTTTGCAGCTCGTTCTGTAACAAGCCATACGACTTGAACAGTCCTGACTTGATAGCTTCTAAATCTTCTTCAGCTATCTTTGCAGCTTTGTTAGCTCTCTCAAGCTCGTTCTGCAAATCTTTGCGCTCGTTACGCAGACCTTGCAGCTCCTGCAAAACGTCATACAGCCAGTCGTTCTGCTTGCCGTGCTGAAACATGATGTTAGTCAAATCCCAGTCTCTTGGACTATCCTTAATGGAATGGTCCATATTGCTGTTTAATGTATGCATATGCATCTCCCTAATAATTGTGGGGGGCAACGCCCCCCGGGTTAGTATTAACCAAAGTGCTTAGCGCACTCTGGACCGATACCTCTGTCGAGGCTTTCCGGGTGGGTCAGTACCCGGTTACACTTACAACATCTACCCTCATGCTGAATTTTGACCTGCTCTGGTAGGTTGTCGTTATTGAGGTGAGCAAGAACCCACGCCAATGCTTTGAAGCTAGGGGCATCAGGTTTGCCCTTCTTACCAGCTACAAGCTTGCTGCCATCCGATGGGATGAAACCAAGGTATACACTCTCATCAAAAGAATGATTGTCTGGACCAGCAAGAACATTAACGAACCTAAGATTAGGACCGTTAAGACCTTCTTCTTTTTTCTCTTTGACCTTGAAGGTAAAGTGCTTACCAGTCTTCAAACTAGTAAGAGTGAACACAGCGCTACCGCCAAGAATAAAAGTTTTAGCGTCTGCTGCTGTTTCAAATTTGTGACCGTTCATAATTATCTCCGTAATGGTTATAGTATTAATATAAGCATTCTGACGAAGATATCAAGCACTGATAGTAAATTATCCTAATTCACCCCAATTATCCCCAAAACCACCCTCGACTAGATTGTTTGTTGGTGTACCGGGGAACACGTCCAAATACCCTTCAATCATGTCGTTATGCATAATCTCAAGTAAATTAGCTGCGTCCCGACTAGACGCTTCATCTATAATAGCGTCATGGATGGTGGCAAGCATTCTAGACATACGTTGCCCACCAGAAGCCCTTTCGGCTACCAGTGACGTTCTATGGCGTATTAAAGCCCTAGCCATAATTGACAATGCTGCACGTTGGACAGGATAGTTAGCGCACTTAGGCAGGTCCGGGGTTTTACCCATGTAAATAGTGCCGCCATCGACCATACGGATAAACCGGGTCTTAGCTGCCTCATCCATCATTTTAAAACGGTAGTTAAACGCCTTGGCATAGCGTGTTGACCAGTAGTCTATGTAGTCCTGAGCTTTGTCTGTAGGGACACGCATGGTAGCTGACAGCCCGTTAGCGCCAGAACCGTAGATGATACCAAAGCTTACGCCCTTGGCTTTGGACCGTAGCGCTTTGTCTGCTGGCTTAGATTTATCAATCTTGCGACCAGCCATGACAGACGCTACCTCGGAATGGACATCACCATTTACAACATCGTCCAGCAGTTGTTCGTCACCAGACAAGAGAGCAAGTACACGAAGCTCAATTCCAGAATAATCAAGGCTAACAAGCTTGCGACCAACACCAGCAACAAACGAACGTCTGACGCTAGTCTCTTTGCCCAATAATTCTTTGTCCCGGGGTATCTGCTGTAGGTTTGGACCCGATGATGAAAATCTACCTGTTCTCGCATAGCCAATATTAAACCTCGCTTGTATCCTGCCGCCGTTTAAGTTTGCAGCATTGATGATGTTTTCACCAAACGAATTTATATATTTGTTGATAGTCTTGTATTCGCTTAGCGCATCAAAGAAGGTTTCCAGTGGCGTACCGGGAACCATACCTGCCAGCCTCTTCAGTGTCTCTGTTGTCATGCTGAGCTGCCCGGTCTTTTCTGTTTTAGTCCAGCCCCTCAAAAATTTATCAGGCATGGTCTTAGAAAAATAATCTGACCACTGGCTATCTGAATTTATGTTGCTGACCTCGGCTTGGGTGACCAGCTCACGAATAGCTTTTACCCGGTTATGTTTCTCCTGATGCCATAGCTCTATCAATTTACGGTGGGTCTGTTTGTCCACCAGCATCCCGGCATCTTCCATTTCAATGACGGCTGGGTGCATATCATTTAATAATCTAAACCCAGCCCAGCGTCCCTCATCAGCCTCAGCTTCCCAGTGCTTCCATAATTCATATGTCAGCTCTGCATCTTTATAAGCGTAGTCGAGCTGCTCTTGTGACAGTGTTGGCGCAGCCCAGTTACTGGCTTGCTGCTCTTTACTCATTTCTTTTTTCAAATCCCACTGCACCAAATTGGCTAGACTAAAACTGCCACCACCAATAATCGCTCGGCGCAGGTTGCCAACATCCAACAGCTCTGGTTGCTGCTTGGCATCTATAAACCACCTAGCCTCAAAGCCTACATTGAATACTACCCACTTGCCTTTGCTGAACAGCTTGGCGCAGTTTCTGAAGCCACCACCGATGGCATCAAAATCTACGACACATTTAACTTTTTTATTGCACAAGCTGACGAGCCTTACCCTGCCGTCCCGGGGGGACAGGCTGGTTGTCTCAAAGTCCAGCGCTGTTGGTCCTAACTCTGCACATTGGCGGCAGATGCTTTTCAGCGACTGATAGCTTGTAATTTTTTGATAATCCATTAATATACCCTTTGTGTAGACAATCTCCGTTGGTTACACCACGAAGAAGCAACGTAACACATAACTTGAAGAACTAACCCCGGAAGCGAAAGCAACCGGGGTTAATTCTATCTGGCTACTTACGTTTGCCGTTTTTCTTTGGCTTCTTCCCAGCCAGCAAATCGTCTATCGACATATTGCCAGCCATGAACGCCTCACCTGCTGCTCTCTCAATCCAAGCTTTAATCTCAAACTTTGGCTTCCAGTTTTTCTGCTCTTGAGCTTCAAACTGTTCTTGAGAGTATTCGATTACAGGAATGTGCGGCTCACCAGAAGCAGCTCTATCAGAAATTGCTGACAGCAAATCCTGCACTGCATTCCGACCTGATGTTGATGTAGTCGTAAACTTAACGTGTACGTCATCACTTTCAGTACCGACTGAACCGAAACCTAGTAAACGGTTCCAGCCCTCACCAGCACTTTCCCGGTACGGACTGTGGTCAGGCAATTGCTCTTGGTCTACTTTAGCCTTTGCCCTTTCATAGACGGACCACTCAATCCTATCGACTGGACGCTGACCTTTCCAGCATACCCAGCCCTCTACGACTGATTGCGGTTCGACAATGAACAGCTCCTCACCCGGCTCATCCCGGTCACGCCCCATTGCGTAATTCCCAGTCTTACCTGAGAAAGACATATACTGGACATTGGACTGTACACTGTCCCCAGTAACCTCAGACAGGGCATCTGAGATTTGATTTTCCGACAGAGCTGGTAGCTCTGAGGTCTGTACAAATGCAGCTAATGATTTACTCATAATTTACTCCTTTTACATTGCTACGTTGCTAATCGCTTGACCTCAAGACGCTCACTTGGTGCGCCTTCAGTTTCAAACGGTGACAGGTCAATACCTGCCTGTTCGACCAGCTTCTTATTTAAAGAACGCCGACCTTTAACTGTCTTCACCTCAATTTGATAAGGTCCGACAATTAAACTGGTTGTGCTGCGATTGATAAGCTCTTGCTTGATAGCTTCACCTGCTGCTGACTTTTGCTGCTTAGCTAAGTCCTCAGCATCTTTTGCAGCTTGATAATTTTGTACAAAGGTATCTAGTGCAGAGCCTCTGTTGCCCCGGGACTGTTGTGTTGGACGGGGTGCAAAGTCTACGCCGCATACCTGCTTGAATGGACACAGCTTACATTCACCTGTCGCTTTACCCTCACGGTCCAGCGTATCAGCAGAACGTATCTTCAATATGCTCTTAGCCCGTTGAGCATACCGCTCAAGAATTTTTGGCTCAGGCGTAATGATATGCTGAGTGATATCGTTGTAGTTGCTGGCATCCATATAAACCAAGACACCTGCTTTGATTGGCTTCTTGCGGTAATACAATTTATTTAACAACGCCATGCCAAGGCGTAGCTGTGTGACATGGTTTGACCGTGGAAGCTTGTCCCGGTTAGTCCGGGGGTCAATGGTCTTGAACTCAAACTGGTAACGCTCATCATCCAGCAGCGCCACACCATCAGGCGTAGCTGATATCATGGTCTCTCTGTCTGCAAATGATTTCTGGTCTTCACCAGCAAACTCTAACGGCAGGTTAGATGCCCGTAAGCTTTCGACTATATATTTTTCGCCATGGGAACCACGCCTTGCGTAGCCCCAGTCGATAGCATCTTTTGGTGTATCACGTTTGTCATACCACTGCCGCCTGATGCAGCTATCAGCCTCAGACGCATTCATGTATTTAGAACGGTCTACATCCCAGACGTGTCTGTTCTCAATTGCAGTACGTCCAAAGTCTACCTGCTCTTTTATAAAATCTTTATTCGTTATCATCAGTCTGTCTCCAGTAATGTGCCATGGTGTTGACGCTTGGCTTTATTAATTCTTTCGACAGCCCGGTCTAACTTTGTTTCAGCTATAAACGTATCGACATGGACCCCATGCTGCTGACCCATGCGATGCAGCCTTGCATAAAACTGGTCCATGATTGATGGGGACCAGTCTTCCTCAACGACAATAATATGTGAGCTGCCACGCTGTAGGTTGAGGCTCACACCCATAGCAGATATCTGACCGACTAAAACTTTAAGCTGCTTGTCGTTAAACTCTTGGGTCAGTATGTCTTTCCATTTGGCGCTGGTACGACCATCCAATGACGAAACAGATATACCTGCGTCAGAGATAGCCTCGACAAGACCATCGATAACTTGCCTGTGCCATGCACCTACCAATATCGGATGGTTCCCGGCATTTACTCTTTCGATGATTTCATCAGCGGCAGCATCAACTTTAGCCAGCCCGATGATACGTCTAGCAGAGCTAATACTTTCATCCTGTTTACGCATAGCTTCTTCAATATCACGCATTGCTGTATTGTCTAAAAAGTCCAACACCTCTTTCAGCTCAGACGATTTGCTCAGCTCAATGTTTAATCTGTTGTGTGTGATTGGTGGCATATTCTTCCACACGTCAGCCAGCTCATGTCTGACTGCCATACCATCGAATATCATTTCGTTGAGCTGGTCAGTATTGCGTGACCCTACAACCATCTTGGTAGGGAACCTAGCTCCCGGGAAGGTACGCTTTTGAGTGATACAATATTTGAGCTGGAATTTTTCCATGCTCATACCACCGATGTCAGCCTTGAGGGTATCGAACCCGGCACGACATAGAAAAGGAAACAGGTCATCATTCCAGCGTGTGACTGGTGTGCCTGTCAGCATCCAACTATGTGCAGCTCTCTCACACAAACCACCTTTACCCAAGATGGCTTTGGTGCGCTTTGCCTTTACAGATTTAAGCGCATGGCTCTCGTCACATATCAGGACGTTGATGTTGTTAAACTCAGCAGCTCGCTTTGTAGCAATGTCGTATGACATCAGCAGCACATTGGCTGACGGCTCAGGCTTCTTCTTTGCGGTACGCAAAATGCAGGGACGGAAACTAGCTTCAGCTAATTCACTTGCCCACATAGCCAGTGCTATCGGCGGCGCTATAATAATGTTGATTGAGGTGACCCCAGTCTGCGTGTTGACCAAGGGGTGTACCTTCTGCATGGCAGCAATTGCAGACAAGGTCTTGCCAGACCCCATGCCACTAAAGTTACCTGCGAAAGATTTGGATGCTAAGAAATCAGCATCTGCAATTTGATGTGGTAGTAAATTTTTCATGTATGCATTCTCCGTTGTTATCGTCAGTATATTTATTTCAGTGTCTGATGCAAGCGAAAAGATTTGGGGGGCTGCTGCCCCCCGGTTCTTATTGGTTTTCACACCACTCGACTTTGTGGGCGTACCACTTGCTGGCGAACTCTACGATGTTGTCCATAACATCCTCGACCTCATCCCAGCCGTAGCAGCAACGACCATCACCTAGCCCATGGGTGCAAGCAGCCTCATGCGCTGGGTGGTCTTCATTCTTGTAACAGTGCCAGATAAATTTTTCCCAGTCGCTGTCACACTCAACCCACTTCTGGGTCTCGCCACCATAACCAGTGCGCTCAATATCATAGCTTAGCTCAAGGTTAGGGTATTTCTTTATGAGCTTCTGGACCCGGCTGTACGCATTGTTTGACTTGCGTGACTTGGGAGCTTCTAGCAAATGAGATGGCACACGCACCTTGCCATCAGAGTTTCTAGGTTCCAGCTCGTACACCTCTGTTACTCTGGCACGGCGCTTGACCCGTTTGTCTTTGATGCTGATAAGCTCACCGACAATGCCACAGATGTAACGTCTGCCAGTTACAATCTGCCAATGGTTACCAGCTACGATTAAGAACACCCTGCCCGGTGTACGCTCATCGACAGTCTGCTTGAGCCAACCAGCAAGCGTAGGGTTACGACCCTCAGCATTGCGGTAAGCAATTTTATACATACCAATATCCAAGGCATCGAATGCTTTAGATATCTGACCAGAGCTTGTACCCCGGACGGCATGAACATATGGATAGAGGTGACGTATCAGACGGGAAGCCTGAGCAGTAGTAATGCCTGACATGATAGACAGGACAGCAGGACCACAGTAGCGGTTCTTGTCACGCTTGCTGGACCCATGATTAACAGGACGAACCTTGAAGGGGCGTACTGATGATACAATTAAATCGGTCATTATTTTCTCCGTTGGT